ACTTGCCTTGTTATGGCGGATTGGACTTGGCTTCTACACAGGACCTTACTGCGTTCTCCCTTCTTTTCCGCGACGATGAGCACAGTTGTTTTTATCTCTTGGTTCATCAGTTTGTCAATAGCGAAAAGGCCTACACCAAGAAGCTGAGCGCGGGCGTTGACTACATCGCCTTCGAGAAGGAGGGAGATATTACAATCACGCCAGGCAACGTCACCGACTACAGGATTGTAAAGGAATACATCCTCGAACAATGCGCCAAGTACGACGTGAGGAGCATCGGCTATGACCCGCGCTTTTCCACTTACATCGTCAGCGAGCTGGAGGCCGACAACGTGATCATGGCACCGATGGCGCAAAACATCACGACCATGAACGGACCAACAAAGGAGTTTGAGATGGCCGCGATGAAGGGCGAGATTATCCACGGCGGCAACCGTTGCTTGAGATGGCAGATGGGTTGCGCTGTGGTGTACACCGACGTGAACGAAAACAAGCGAGTGACGAAGGAACGCCAGGAGAACAAGAAGGTGGACGGAGTGATCGCTTCCATCATCGCCATGAACGAATATTGCCACACGTTGGGGCAGGATGATATCATGCTGGAAATCCTTGACTTGTAAAGTTTTATTTCTTATATTCTATCCTCGAACCTAACTCCATGGCCACACTTGCAGACCGCTTACGTTCGTTGTTTAGATACCGCGTAGGCAAGTACGACAGCTCGACCTTGGAAGCCGATTTGGGCATCAACGGCTGGGTGCGTTCAGGTGTCAATGTCACGGAGCAAGGCGCGCTGGCTATCAGCACAGTCTACGCCTGCATTTACAAGATTGCGAGCACCGTCTCAGCATTGGGCCTTGAGATCTACGTGAAGAATGGCGATCGCGTGGACATCGCCAACATGCACCCAGCGTACCAGGTAGTAAACAACCCCAACGACGAAAACACCGCTTACGAGTTTTGGGAGACCATCGTGGCGTCAGCATTGATGTACGGATGCGGTTTCGCCATCATCGAGCGCAACAACCGAGGGTACGCTACGAAGCTGCTTCCTGTCCACTACCACGACGTCGACGTCAAGGAGATGAACGGCGAGCGATTCTACAACGTCCGTGACTACGGCGTCGTCATGCCTGAGAACATGCTGGAGATTTGCAACATGTTCCGTATGTCGCCAATTCGCCTGCATCGTGAGAACATGGGACTGGCCAAGGCCGCTCAAGATTTTGGCTCGGAATATTTTGGGCAGAAGGGACAAATGACTGGTGTGTTGGCCAGTGATCAGCCACTGCGCAAGGAGCAGATGGACGTGATTCAGAACAGCTGGAATCAGAGCGCAATGAACGCTGGAACCAAGCTGCTGCCTTTTGGCTTCAAGTACCAACGTATCACCATCACGCCCGACGAAGCGCAATTCATTGAGACGCGCAAGTTTCAGGCCGAGGAGATTTGCCGCATCTTCAGCGTGCCACCGTCATTGGTGCAGCTCCCATCGCAGACGACGTTTAACAACGTCGAGCAACAGAACCTCATGTTTGCACGCCACACGATTGTGCCATGGACCAAGCGCATCGAACAGGAGATTGACCGCAAGCTCATCCAATCGTTTGAGCGTCCTGACATCTACGCACGCTTCAACCTTAACGACTTGTACCGAGGTGATATGGCGGCACGTGGCAACTACTACCAGCAGGCACTTCAAAATGGCTACATGAGCATCAACGAGGTGCGAGCCAAGGAGCAGATGAACCCCGTCGAGGGCGGTGACGTTCACACAGTTCAGATTAATCAAATCGCCTTGGACCGCCTGGGCGAATACAGCGACAAAGTTTCAAGCAATGACGCAGGACCAGCAGTATAAAGACGCCGAGAAGCGGACTATGGGCACAATTGAAGTGCGCGAGTCTGAAGGCGAGGAAATGATTTTGGAGGGCTACGCGGCCGTTTTCAATTCGGAGACGGACCTCGGACACTTCCGTGAAGTAATTAAGCCAGGCGCGTTTGACGACGTGATGACTAACGACGTCCGTGCGCTCATCAACCATGACCCCAACTTGGTGTTGGGACGTACCACCAACGGCACGTTGGAGTTGAGCCAAGACGAGCGTGGCCTCAAGTATCGTGTGAAGCTGGGCGCACAGCAGTACGCCAAGGACTTCTACGAAAGCGTGAAGCGGGGTGATATCTCCCAGTCGAGCTTTGCTTTCACCATTGACAAGCAGAGCTGGAATGAGGAGCGCACCGTGCGCAGCGTTGACAAAGTGCGGCAACTGTTGGATGTGTCCCCTGTGACTTATCCCGCGTATGCAGCCGCCACGGTCCAGGCCCGTGATCTGCAGCCTGAAGTTGAACAGGCAGCCGAAGCGCCAATGCCTGACCAGGATACAATTCAAGAAACTACTACAACCCCAACAACAATGAATCTCAACGAGATGAAGGCGGTTCGTGCCAAGCACGCAGACCGTTTTGAAGAGTTGGTCAACGTCGCTGAAACTGAGAACCGCGACTGGACCAACAACGAACAAGAAGAAGCCGACCTCTGCAAGCGCGAGGTTGAGCGTTTGGACGGCAAAATTGCACGTCGCCAAGCACACGAGGACATGATTGCACGTCAGGCCCAGATGGGTTCGTCGTCTATTAGCGAGGCCAAGGAGGTCAACCGCGTGAACAAGTCTTTCAGCTTGTCGCGTGCTGTACAAGCTGCATCCTTTGGCAAAGCACTCGAAGGCGCTGAAGCTGAATGGGCACAGGAAGCACAGCGTGAATTCCAATCGCGCGGCTTGCAGATGTCAGGCCAAATTGGTGTGCCAGGTGCAGCTCTAACGCGTGCTTTGGGTGATGCTGACAATTTCAGTGCGACTACAGGAGCAGGTACTGGTTTTGTACCTGTTGACGTCCCTGGTGTCATTGACGCTTTGCGTGCCCCAACCTTGGCCGAGCAGATTGGTACTACTGTCATCAACAACGCAACAGGTAACTTGAAGTTTCCACGCGTAAGCACAAAAGCTGTAGGCGCATCAGAAACGGAGATTGGTGCAAGCAACGATTCACAGTTGGATTTGGATGAGGTCACGCTGACTCCAACGCGTGTGGCAGCCAAGACCCTGTACTCCAAGCAGCTCATTCTTCAGGGCGGTGCTCAGGTCGACTCTATGATTTCACGCGAGTTGGCCGCAGCCATGAATGCCTACATCGACGAAGCATTCTTTACGGCTGCCGCTGCAGGTGCTGGCGACATCACGACCAACGCATCAGGCAACACTACGCTCAACGCAGCTTTGGTGTACGGCATGGAAGGCGCAGTCCTTGCAGGTCACGGTGACTTTGCACGCTGCCGCTGGATCATGTCCCCAAAAGGATGGGAGGTCTCTAAGCCTGAAGCTGCTGTCACTAGCGTCAGCGCTTTGTGGGCTAACGGGCGCTTTGACGGCTTCCAAGCTAACGCTACGCCTTACCTCGTTGATACGGGTGCAGGCGCGACGGGTCAAATCCTGTTTGGCGACTTTGGAGCTTCTATGATTCTCGCGTTCTTTGGTGGTATCGACTTGTTGGTCGACCCATACAGCAACGCAGGAACGGCACAGATTGCACTTCACGTCAATAAGTTCTACGACACGGCAGTACGTCAGGCTGACGCCTTGGCTTGCGCTAACGACGTAGCCTAACAACTAAACTTGGAAGCCTGGCAATAGGGCTGGGCTTCCTTTTTTTCTATCACATGAACGTAACAGCACCAGCACCACCCAGCGGCACGGACGTAGTTTCCCTGGCGAACATGAAGGAGTTTCTGCGCGTTGATCACAGCGACGAGGATACGACCATTACGGCGTTGCTCGATGCTGCTGTGGCTCATGTGAGCGACTACACTAACCGTTACTTAGGTTCGTTAGCAAGTGCTGTCTTCTATCTTGAGAGATGGCGACCAGCTGCCTTGGCTTATGGCCCTGTATCAAGAATTACAAGAGTACAATACAACGACACGTCGGGGACTTTGCAGACGTTGGACACGTCCAAGTATTACATCCAAACTCATACGGATGATACTTGCCTCATCTTCTTTCACGACACTCCTGACCTGCAGGAATACAACGCGATGCCCATAAGCATCACCGCAGAGGTTACGGGGCAACCTTCAAACAGCATCAAGCACGCGGTGCGCATGCTCGTAGCTCATTGGTATGAGAACCGTCGTGGCGTGGTGACTGGTACGACTGCCACGACCATACCCCTTGGCGTTCACTCACTGCTCAACCCTGAGCGCATCATCGACACGCGGCAATGAACATCGGCTTCCTTGATCGTCGCATCACGTTTGTGATTCCTTCCGTCGCGGCCAACGCCTATGGCGAGATTACGGGTGCAGGCACGGACATCGCTACCGTATGGGCTGCTATGGACAACAAGTCTGCAGCCAATAGCGTTATTCAGGAACAAGAGAGCACCATCAACCGCGTGACCTGGCGCGTGCGCAGTTCAAGCGTGACCCGACTGGTAACGCCCAAGTACACCATCCGCTACGGCAGCGACGTCTACAACATCCTTGCTATTCAGGAGGTAGGGCGTAAGAACGAGCTGCACTTCATTACCGAACGCGTAATTTCTGAGTGATGAGCGTAAAGGTATACGGCATGAAAGAGTTGGAGCGCAAGATCCAG